CCTCACCAAGTTATCGCCATGCTCCTTTTCGCGTGGAAGGAGCATTGTCTTCATTGAATGGAGAAAATAGCCTATTGCGTGTTTTGTTTCCTCACAGTGCTTTCACCATTGCTCTTGTTGAAAACGGAGAGGGAAATCGACTTAGTAAGCTGTCTTTGAAAACAGTATGGATGGCGACAACTGGCTCCATCCTTGACTACAGCGGCTACACAAAGACGGCTGAATATGAAGAATTTTATGTGGGCGTCGGAGCTTCTTTCGACGACACTACTGTAGAACTACGTTTTAGAAGCGCAATGGATAGCGTTGGCGCATCATTTCCAAGGCAAACGTTCTCTTCCAAGAACGTTGGATTCTTGCCTTTGAATGCAGAAATTAGCCTGCGATGATTAATGATTTAATTGGCCTTGCATACGAGCGCAGAGCCCGATTTTGCGAAGGAGAAGGTAAAACCGATTGCTTTATGCTTGTTTGCGAAGCAAGGCGCCGCCTTGGTCTTCATGATTATGAAGAGGATTTTCGATGGGCATATGACCAATATGATTCTGGCAATTTACCAATGAAGAGAATTGTCCGATGGCTATTTGACAATGGCAAAAGGACAAGGGAAAGAGAAGATGGCAATGTGGCGATTATTCTGCCAAAGCCGGGAGGCGAGATAGCAGTTGGCGTGGCTTATGATGGGGGAATACTTACAGTTTCCCGAGGAGGGCGATCATTCTGGTCGTCATCTTTTCCATCGCTGAAGTTGTTCAAAATGCTGCCTGATATCAAATAATGAGACGCCTCCTTCCTTACGAACGCGCTCTAATTGATGCTCTTCAGATTTCTGAAGAAGAATACTGGCAGTTTTATCTAGCACGATTGAATTATCGTGACAACAAGGAAGGAACTATTCTTGACGTAAGAAACGGATTAGAAGCCGGGACAGTTGCGCTTATTCTTACCATTGTTGGAACATTGGCGCAAGTTGGAGCAGCACTGCTTGCCCCTAAGCCAGAAGCTCCTAGCGCAACGATGGGGCGACGAAGTCGCAATCTTTTCTTTGCTCCTCGCTATGGCTTTAATTCTTTTCAAGAAGTGGCGCGTTATGGAGACCCAGTTAATCTCGTCTATACAAACAATTCCGAAAATCCTGCTGGTGGCGTAAGAGTTAATACTTCGCTGGTATGGTCTGCCGTGCATAGTCTTGGAACTAATCAGTTCATGCAAATGCTTGCAGTGGTTGGCGCTGGTCCCATTGAAGAATTTGGTTATGGTCGCACGGCTTTTGGTCAAACGCCATTAAGGGACATTCCGGCTCAACGCTTCTGGCTTTATGCGCAGCCAGAAGGAGGACAACTCGCTTTTATTCACAATCGCTATCCAGAACCACTTAATGACGATGATCCATCAAGAGAAGGAATCACGCCAACTGATGCAGTTTATAAAACAAACACGTCTGGATTGCGAAGGCCAGAGGGCTTTAGTCAAGCTTTTTCTCCTACGACAGGCACCTCATTAGGGGCCTATGACGTGGTGCCCATTAATGTACAAGTGGAAGACAGAGATGACGAAGGAGACGAAGATCGGGATCGTCTTGGGATTACCATTCCAGACAGGGGAAGTTATTGGCCGGCAAGCTGGCCTGTTGTAGGAGTGCGTCCCGCGTTGCCAATTGGGGAAAGATTGACGATTATTTTTAATGAAGAGGATGGCAAGCGCGTTGATGAGGACGTGGAAAGGGCCGCTGTTGATTTACGCAGTTCTTATATTTCCGTTTTTGATTCTTCTAGCGTGTATAAGCTTGGCGCAGCTAAGTTACAAATGATCTCTAGTAATATTAGAGACGATATTGACATTGAGGGACGGTTCACATTCAAATGCATTGAAGCCGGTGTGCTATGCGAAGAAGACTATGGTACGCTTAATTATCAAGAAAATGGAGAAGAACTGCGGGCCAAGAAGAGGCAATTGGAGGCCCTAGTTGCGCAATTAAATATAGAAAAAGCTATAGCTTTTGGCGAGAAAATTAGCGGCGCCACTGCCGCTCAGATTGATCAATACGCTACAAGGCTTGAACAATTAGATGAAAATATCTTAAGGGCATCCGCTATCAGGAAGGGGGATATTTCATCAAGGGACTTCAGGGATCTTCTGGATGAAACAGGAGCTTTTCAAGAAGCAAATAATCAAATCAATGGCTGGGAAGATGACATCAGAGAGCGGAACAGGGCCATTGATAATCTTCGTGAACAGTTAGAGGATATTAATTCCAGCATTCAAGATATTCTTGCTGAAAGGCCTTTTGATAATAATCAAAGGCAAAGAATCGCGCGTCTTAAGGATAGGCGTGGAGATATAAGACAAAGAATTCGCGATCAAACTACGGCAAAGAGAGAAAGCCGCAGAAACATTAATGATCTTGTTCGCAGGCTTATGCCGCGAGCGATTGAAGAAGGGCTGTTTAATGATGCGCCAAACACAAACTTGCGAGAAGAACTGCGTGCCATGCGCAGAGAGCGGCGTCAAATTAGACGCGCCATTGATGAACTTATTCGCAATCAGAGAGACATTCCTGCGGAAACGGCTGCGCGGCAGGATTGGCAGCGTCGATATGACGAAGCTACTAGAGAATTGCGGGAGACAGAAGCAGAACTAAAGAATACGGATAATTGGAACGACTATTTCAACACTAAATGTATTGCCAAAATTGACGAAATTAGCTACGAAGCCACGACTAAATGTGACATTATTAATTTTTGCTTTAAGAGCAAAATCTTCCAGCGCATTCAAGGAAGGCAAAGCGTATATGCCGAAACTGATATGCAGGGGCACAAAGACAGTGACAATGGCGTGCGCAATCGTACATCCATGTTTTGGATGCTTTACAAAAAGCCAACTGACACGCGATATACAAGAGCAAAGTTTGTATTAGCCATTCGCAATGGCAAGGAGGTGGACATCTACACGCACCTTCGTTTTATTGCTGCATCGAAAGAAAAATGGCAGTTTAGATTTGAGCCCATTGTTGATCTTCCTGCAGAGCTGCGCACCCACAACGATGCGCAAAATATCGACATTCTTTACCTTCGCACTTTTGGCTACGGGTTGAATGATAAACAAAAAGGCGTAGATCTTGATGGCGGACATAGGCTCATTTTTCGTGGCATGGTTCGTCGGACCATTCGTTTGCGGCCTCGCTTAAATCGCACACCAAAGTTTATTGATGAGTGGGGGCTTTTCTCGTTGCGTTCTGACACGCAAATTTCTTTCTCGTTTGATAGTGGTCCTGAGAATTCCTTGGTGGCAGTTACTGAGCAGCAGCTTGAAAGCTTCTCCCCAAACCTTTACCAGGATCTCGTTTTGCTTGGTCTGAATATCTACAGTGGACAAGGCGTGCAAGATTTGCGCTCTCTTAGCGCATGGGTGACAAAAGGCAAAAAGGTTCGGAAGCTCTCGGATGGCGGTAGCTATTCATCTAGTCTTGTTTCGTCAACAAGCTATGCTCCTGAAATTTTTCTCGATACCATTCTTGATGAAAAAAATGGCATTGGCGCGTATGCCAATGTCAATGGTATAGACACCGTTCGCCTTGGGCTGGCTCAGAAATTCTGCAGAGCCAATGGTTACTATATGGATGGCGTGATTGCTGAACCACAATCATGGCGAGAATTCTGGAGTACTGTTGCACCATTTTCTCTTCTTGAGTTTGCGCGGATTGGTGGAAAAGAAACGCTAGTTCCAGCCGTGCCTTATGACGCTTTTGGTAATGTCACCAGAAACATTTCTATTTCCGCATTGTTCAATCAAGGAAGCATTCTTGAAGATAGCTACAAAGAAGAGTTTCTTGACTATGGCGACAATACGCAAGACTTGATTGCCACCATCGTCTATCGCAACACGGAAAATGACAATGTGTTTCCAGGGAATACAAGCTTGACCATAATGCTGGCTGATGCCTCGGAAAGCAATAGCGTTCGTCAGACATTCAATTTGTCGGATTTTGTCACGAGAAGAGTGCAGGCGCTGCATTATGGAATGCTGCTTTGCCAGCAACGTAGGCTCTCAAGGCGGGCCGTGGAATTTAAAACATTCCCCACTGAAAGTCCTATTGAGCCTGGCAGCTACATTTATGTTCAAACTGACCAGAACCAGTGGGACGATTTCCGCAGCGGTATTGTCGAGGCAGATGGCAGACTGAACACTCCGTTAGCAGAAGATCCAATTAATGGCTCTTACACGGCGCTTTTATATAGCGGCAGTCCTAACGAAGGAATTGTCAAGCTTTCAGTGTCAGTGACAGATAGTCAATCAGCATCATTCGCTCCTTATGAAGGATGGCTGTTTGTCCTGGGCAATGCAGTGACGACGAAGCGTGTTTTCCGCGTAACAGAAGTGACAATGGAAGAAGAAGGTGAAATTACCGTGAGAGCTATTGAGCATCCATGCGAAGAAGTAGGAGGGCAAACAAAATCCAAGATTGTACGTTTTGACCCATCGCTTTATCGTATTGATTAATCATTCTCAAAAGTGCTAAGATTAAAACAAAAGCTTTAAGACAATGCCTTTCTATACTGGTCGCACTGGCAAGCTGCGTCTTGGTGGCAGCGAAGTGTCAAAAGTTCGTAATTGGACGCTTGACACCTCCGTGAACATGCTGGACACTACAGCATTGGGAGACACGGCCAATACTTTCACTCCTGGCCTGTTCAGTGCCACTGGTAGCGCCACGTTGTCTTATTACAACGGCGATGCCACTGACGTGACCAATCTTCTTGAGAGGATCACGAAAACCGGTGCAGTCACCGAAAGCGACCGCGTAAATCTCACTTTTGAAGTGGGGACAAGTCAGACGTTCAATGCTGATGCCTATATCAATAGTGCCAGCATCACTTCTTCCACTGATGAACTGACCACTGTTTCGTTTAACTTTACGATTGACGGTCCTTTGGATTCCGTGGTTCTCACCGGTACCACTTGATAGAAAGTTTAATTTATCATTTGCATTGTTCGTACAATGGAAGAATAAGCGCTGAAGCGAAATGACGTTCTTTGTTGGCCACACAGGCGCTATTAAGCTTCAGCGTGGAGGCGAAAATACTTTTACGGCTAGCGTTTCTGCAAGCGATATCAATACAGTGCTGAATCGCTTTAGTTTTGATGGGAGTGAAGATAATTTAATCACTGGTGATTTTATTGAAATTTCCACAGAAGATCCCAGGGGGCTGCTTTTCGTACCTACTACGTTCTGGAGTATTCCAGGAGCGGATGTAGATGGCTACAGCGAAGTGGTATGGTCGTCAGGGAGTACAGCGGCATTATCTGGCTGGCTTGACGATGAAATTAGCACCAGCAGCGCGATACCTCCTGATGGCTACACAGAATTCAGGCTTGGTGATTATGTTTTCGCGGATAATGCTAGAGCCTATATCAATGTTAATGCTGCTGGCGGCATTCGATTATTTCCCACTTTTTCTGACGCAATTAATAACGAAAGAGCAAATGAATATGAACTAGCTGAATTCCATGGAGAGCCGATTGTCATAACAGTTGGAATTAGGGATACAAAGTTTAATACACTTGGTTCTGTCACGTCATTCGAGATCAATACAGACAGGGCCGCGATGGAAACCACGAGTCTATCGGACAGATTCAAGCAGCAGCATTCTGCCGGACTATTGAGTGGAAACGGCAGTATTGAATGCTTGTTTAGCTATGAATCAATCAACAATGAGGAAGTACCATTATTTCTGCTT